TAGAGATTCAAATAAAAATAATAAAATTGAAGAATACGGAAAATTATATAAGGGGGTTATTTATGCTAATATGCATGGCGTTGATTACGATCCTTTTAGTGAAATTATAAAACAAAACATTAATGGTTGGTCATTTGCATGTCAAGTTTGGAACAGAATGAGTGATTATCGATTACTAATCTCTGCTGCTTGGAAAAGAAATAAAACTGTTGATTATGCATTATTAAAAGAATGGTAAAATTTACGTATATATTTATATTAATATTTTGTTTAAGTAGTTGTCTTGGAACAAAAAAAACTACTGAAAAAAAGTTTCAAAGCATTTCAACAGAAAAAGTTAGTAAATCAATAGACAGCACAAATAATACAACTGTAAACAAACAAATCTCTGATAAAATAACTGTTGAAGTTCCCGTTAGTGATCCAATAGTTGATGCTAAGATTGACGAAATACTAAGAAAATTAAACGTAGAAAAATCTTCTGGAGACAATAAATATAAAATTTATTATGACAAAAAACTTAGAGAACTTAGAGCAGAATTTATTGTTGGAGAGACTAGAAATAAAGAGACTAAGACGAGTAATGAAGTTGTTAGCGAAAAAGCATTTGAACAAACAGTTACTGAAAATACTAAAAAAGTTATAAAAATCATACCATGGTATTTGTGGTTAGTTTTAATATGGCTTACTCGAAAAATATTTTTAATACCAATAATATCTATCTTTATACCAGGTATAAAAGGAATTAATACAATCCAAGACTTGTTAAACCCGCCTAATAACAATAAAAAATGATAAATTTTAAAAAAGCAAGAAGCTTGCAAGGAGGTTATTCAACGGATTTAACAAACAATGTTGAAAGACCTGATACTTATCAAAAAGGAATTGGTGGTAGACTGTATTCTGACAATGGTGTTGTGTCTTTTTCTGGTGGTAAAGGAACTAAATTAATATATCAGAACACAAATATTGTAAAGTATTTAGGGTATGAGTCTTTTACAGACGAAATGATTGTATTTGCAAAAGTTTTAAAAACGACTCAAGGAGATGGAGAAGTTTTACAAAACTGCGTAACAACATATCAAGCTGAAGACTTTGTAGTTACAGAAACTACAGTAGGTGGGCTTGCTATTAATTTTACTACAGAATTAACAGACAACTATGTTGAAACAGAAACTTGTTCTGATTATTATAGACCGCCATTAACACAAACTTTGTTTAATACTAAAGTATCTTGTTTAGATGATAGTTCAGGAGTTTTTAACAACAATAATTATTATGGCTTAAATACAAATGTTCCTAATAGAGTTGTATGTAATGATACTAATGACGGAATACCAGTAAATAATTTAGATTATTTTGATGCAATTTATAGTTTTAAGCTTGATGATAATTATGTTTTAAACGGATCATTACTTTGGGTAGGAACACAAAATTGGCCTTTAGATGCTAAAATAACAACAGTAGGTGTATTAGAAAATGATTTTTATAAAAGAGTTTATTATACTGATGGTTTTGGAGAAAGAAAAGTTGTTAATATTAAAGACAAAAATTTAAGAACAAGAAATCCTAATGAGTTTCAGCAAGTATTAAATAATGTACTTATTCAACCAAGAGTATCAAATATTTTAGATGGTGGTTCAATAAAAGCATCTTCAGTTCAATATGTTTATAGGGTAATTGGTGATAATGGTCAATTAAGTCAATTTAGTCCAACTTCAGAATTAACTAAAATACTATACGAGGATCAGGCAATAGAATACAGAGGTGGAGATATCAGTGAACTTACAACTAAACAAGTTGAGATTTCAATTGATTTATTTGCAAATAGTCAAAACAACGGAGAAATAGAATGTATTGCAATAGAATACGAAACTAATGGTATTCCAACAAGTATTAGAAATTTAGGAAGACAAAGTATTACATCTGGGTTATCGCCATTTCAAGACGTAAGAACTTATGTTTTTAAGCACATAGGTAATGAAGCTGAGATTGAAGATAATATTACTTTAAATGATATTATAGAATTAAAAAACCAGTTTAAATATGCTAATGATTTTGCTACTAAAAAAAATAAATTAATTGCTGGTGGTTTAAGAAACAAGCCATTACCTGATTCTATTAATAATTTAGAATATTTATTTCCTTTACATTCTTGGAATAATGCGGGTACTACACATAATTGTTTAATTAATCCAGAGCCTTGGAATTATAGATACATAGATCCAACTAGCACTGCTAATATATTTTACATAAAAAGTAAAGTTTATAGAACAATAAGTAGTTTAGGAAATGCTACTATATCTTTAACTAATAAAACAACAAGTGACGTTATTACTTTAGAAATAACAGATCTTTTAAATACTAACTATACAGATATATTATCAAGAATTATTACTTGGTTATTAGATGAGCAAACTAACAATGTAAATTTTACAACTTACTTTCCAAATTTAACAGTATCAGAGCAGTTTAATGAATTACTTTTTAGTCCAACAGATGATTTAATTAAAACTGATATGTTGAACTATGAAATTAGCTCTAACAACGTACAGTTTTTACAAGACTTTGATACAGATATTCAAATTGATGATGCAAGTGTAAATGTAAATAATCTTGTTCATGGTGCTGTTTCAGTTGGTTTTAATCAAGGAACAGGTTTAAGAGTTACTTATAGAGAATTTAAAGAACCATTAGCAAATCAAAGAATTATTGAATATACTGGTTTTGGAAATGTTATTGATTATATAGCTCCAAGTGGAGAAAAGTATTGCATGAAAGGAGAGATTTATCGTTTAGGTTTTCAAGCTTATCAAAACGATAGCACACAACTTTTTACAATACCATTAGGTGATGTTATGGTTCCGGCATTAGGTGATTTAAAAAGTTCAATATCCGATAATGGAGATCTTATAATTACTAACCAAGCTTACATTAATCAAAGTGTAGAAGATGGTGTATTGTATGGTCATGGTATTAAAATGCATATAGAGGTGCGTTTAAACTGTGATTTACAAAAAACAATACCAATGTACCAGATAGCATTCGTAGAGCGAACAGAGGATAACCGTACTATCTTATGTCAAGGTATTTCTCAACCATTAACAAGAAATCAAGATAATGGTAGTGAATTTCATAGAATACCAGATGCATTAAGAAACACTTGGACATTATCAAACTATGGTGGACCAACTTATCAAAAGCTTGGTTTAGAAAATTATGATGATTTAAACTATGGCCCAGATTATCAATACACAGGAACAAACGCGACAAATAGAACAGTTACTCATAGAGCTTTAATGTATTTTGATAGTCCTGATTTATATTTTAATAAAATATCAGATAAATATATTCAAAGCTCAAAAGCAAACATTGTAGCACGATTAAAAACAGATCATACTGAAGATGTAATTAGACACCGACCTTATGCTGGTTTTGGAAATGAAGTTTACCCAAAGTTTTCTTGTAAAATATTAGAAGATCAAATTGAAGGAAATAATAATTCAAGTGGTTTACCAAATACACCAAATGGTGATGCTACTGCAGGAGATTCAGTAGAAAGTCATTTTATAAATGTTTCTGTATATGCTCAATACGAACCATATAATTCAGAAAATATTATAGATAAAGTAGAAACTTTAGAAAGAGGTGAAGTTATTTCAGGTGCTGCTTTTCAGCAACCAAATGATGTGTCTAATAATGCTGGAGCTTTAGCATCACAGCCTTGGTTTTACAATACTTATTTAAAGCGTTATCAGTTAGACAGTGGAGAACCAAAATCAGAACTTATTAGAACAATGATGACTTCTCCTGGTTATAGAACAACTATTATAAAGACTGAAGATGATTTATTTACTCCTGATTTTGTTCAAGAAGCAAATGGTGATAGCATTGTAGTTGAATCGCAATTAGAAAAAGAAGGCGTTCCTTATGTAACTAAAGAAGTTTATCAATCTACACCATTAATAAATATTGTTAGAAATAACAGAGAAACTGTATATGGTGGTAGAACATCACAAGATTACTCTCGTAATGTTTATATTCCATTATCTAAAACAATACCTACATTAAGAACAACAGCCTCAAATGGAATAAACTCACCTTCTAATGATGTTCAATATTTTGATGTTGGAGCTGATACTTATGTTACATTAAACATTAGAACAAAAAATGATTATGGCGATGATGAAATAGTAAATGATTCTTATAATCATGGAAATCAAAATAATAGTAATCCGCAAATAACCGTTTGGACAAGAAATGGTGCTTGGGTATATGCAGTTGTTTTAGAAACTTCTTTAGAGCCAAAAGACAGTTATCAATATGAATTTTATAAAAACACAACAACTCACAGTTTTAGCGTATCAAGACCAGAGATTATAAATAGTGCTTATTTAAAAATTAATGATTTAAAATCATTTGTTCCAAAGCCTTATAACTTTAAAGATGATCCTACACAACCAAATGTAATTGCAGTTTCTGATGTTAAGCTTTCTGGTGAGTATTATGATTCATGGGTTAATTTTAAACCAAATAACTTTTATGCTGAACTTGAAGAAAACAAAGGTGTAATAACTAATTTAATATTAGAAAATGACCAATTATATGCGATACAAGAACAGCAAACTTCTATTTTATACATTGGCACCGATAGATTACTTACAGACCAACAGGGCGCACCAATAAACGTCCAGCAAGGTACTGGAACAGTTGTAGAAGGTCACAAAGTTATAAGTCAATATGGAACTTCATTTAGAAGAGCTGTAAGTCAAGAAAATTCTGATTTTCCTTTTGTGTTTTTTGATGAAAGAAAAGTAGAGTTTGTTAAAGAAGGACAGCCATTACTTTTAAAAAACCTATTGCATTTAGAATATTACAATAGGCATAAGAAAAATAAAATTATTGATACTGAAGCATATTATGACCAAGAAAACAAAGAAACTTGTATTAGAATTAGATGTGCCAATAATGAAAATTATTTATTATCTTATAACGAGTTAGAGCAAAAATTTAATGGAGAGTTTCCAATAGAGTTTGATAAAGACCTTTTCATGAGCTTTGATAATAAAATGTACGCTCCAATCACAACTATAAATGGTAATAACGTATTAAGTTCTGATTTACATGAATTAAATGATGGAGATCCATTAAATTATTTTGGTGTTCAAACAGATATGATTTTGGGTTTAATTGTAAACGCAGATATAGACAAAGTATTTCAATACAAACAATGTGGAATTATTACCAATATTGATTATCCTGTAAATACAATTACTGGAAATTCAAATTTAGGTTATGATAGAGTGATAAAAGGAACTCATGAATGGTATAAAATCCGAGAAGGAATACATACAGTTCCAATGATAAATGACACTGATGAATATCATGATACTTCAGATATACGAGGTAATTGGGTTTACATCGAAATAAACGTTTCAAGTTTAAATAAAAATAAAGTTAATATCTTAGCAGTAATTAACGATTTAAGATATAGTCATCAATAAATTATGAACTACGATTTAATAGGAAATGCAATAAGCAGTTTAGGCGAGTCACAATATAAAGATTTAGCAATAGAAAATATTTTATCTAAAAATCAAGACTATAATCTGTTTGAAAAATTTGAACAAGGACAAACCAGTTTTGAAGAAACACAAGCAAATAGAATTATAAAAGAAAAAAAGAAAGCCGAAGGGCTTCAAGGCCTTGCAAAAGGATTTAACACTGGTGGAAAAACTATACAAAGTCAGTTTGCAAATATTAATGAAAACAAAAACATAGCAAATAAAGGTCTTGCAAAAATTGGAGCAGTTGGAGGAGCTGCATTAAGTGTTGCTCCGGATGCATTACAATTAGGGCAACTAGCATCAGGTAAATCATTTGACACAAGTGCTGAAGGAGGTGGTGTAGGTTCAAAAGGAAACGCAATGCTTACTGGCGCTATGTCTGGTGCTAAAATAGGCAAGGTATTAGGTCCGGCTGGAATGATTGTTGGAGCAGTTGGTGGTGCTGTTTTAGGAAAAATGGGTAGAAATAAAGCAGCAGTTGAATATGATGAGAATTTAAAAAAGAGAAATATTGCAGAAGATGAAATAATTAGAGCAAGAAGAGAAGATGATTATTATATGCAATCGGGTAGAGAATCTATGGGCGCTTTAAAAAATTTAAGAAAAAAACAATTAGGATTACTTAATTCATAAGACATGGCAAAAACAGAAATATCA